CGCGCGCGCGGCATCGGCAACCGCCGCAGTACCGCGGCCGCTTCGACCAGACGCTCGTCGACCATGGCCGGCGTCCAGTCAGTCATGCCGTCTCTCCTGCCGCCTGGCTCCATTGCCGTAGAGCTTCTCGCCGAGCTGGCGGACGAGCTCGCGCTCCGGCCACGACAGGCGCTCGTCGTTGGCAGCGATCACCAGCACGCCCTGCTGGCGCCAGCCGTCGCGCTTGACCTGCTCGGGTGGGCGCCGCTCGCCGCCATAGCCGGGTGGTGCCCACCTCATGGCCGGCTCCATGCGGTTGTCCCTCTGCTCGAGACGTGATTGGCTATTGGTCCAGCCAGACACTCGAGGACATGCGCGATGGCCAAGCAGCGGTTCAACGTCGAGCACACCAATGCCGGTCTGCAGTTCGTGATTCCAGGCACGGAGAAGCCGGTCGCCGCTCCGAGGATCCGGTATGCAAGCGACGGCAGCCAGCTGGTGATACCGGGCGCGGAGCAAATCAGCCGGAAGGACCTGCTGACCCGGATCCTGCACAAGCCGCTTCGTCCCCGCGTCATGCAGCGGAGCCTCGCTGGAACAACGCTGTTTGGAGCTGTTCGATCGAGGTGAGGCGTCGCGCTCATCGCGTCACCTCGTGCAGCACCGCGGCGTATCCCGCCAGGTCCCTAATCGAGTCGTCGTGCCGAGGGTCGTGACTGAGTCGCGTCAGCTTGAGATCGATTAGGCACATCACCGCCTGGGCCGGCGTCACCGGATGGCCCAGCGTGATCGACCAGCGTCGTGCCAGGATCTCCATCGAGCCGGATGGATGGCCATAGGCCTTGCGCCGCTCTGCCACGATGCCGGCAGCATGGGTCAGCATCGCCTCGCCGCTCATCGCACCCCTCCGTGCGTCTCCGTCGCCCACAGCAGGATGGCGAGCGCGTCCGCCTCGTTATCGTCGGTCGGGTTGAAGCCGCGGGCGCGGACCGCGGCGATCACCGCCGCCTTGTCGGCATTGCCCTTGCCGGTGACGTGACGCTTGATGGTGCCGACGGGCACACCCTGGTAGGGGATCGAGCGCTGCTCGCACCAGGTGCTCAGCGTCGCCAAGAATCCCCCGTAGATGTGCGCCGCGTCGGTGCCGGCATGGGCGCGCACCTCCTCGAAATAGACCGCATCGATCGGCGATGCTTGGCCGACGATGTCCGCCCGCCGAGATTTGGCGAGGAGCTCGACGAGCCACCGGCGGAAGCGCAGGTAGCGCATGCCACCGCCTTCGTAGCGACCGGGCCGGAACGTCATCGAGCCGCTGAAGGTCGCACCATCGTCGTGCAGTGCCCAGCCCATGCGCGTGCCGAGATCGAGGCAGAGGATGACCGGCGGCGCATCGTTGGCGATCGGTCGCAACACTGGCGGCACAGTGCCTCCAGTCGCGGCGACCACCGAGGCGTCGTTTCGAGGGAACATCTGGTACCTCCTGGCTAGAACGGGACATCGTCGCCACGCGACCAGTCGATCGGCGGCTTCTGGCGGATGCCGGTGACGGCGGCACCGGGGAACTGGCGCTTGATCTCGAGGACGGCATCGCCGAGGCCAGCGATCAGCGTTCCGATCTCCGCCACCGTGAACACGCGCCCCTCGCGGGCGACGTGCTGGGCCTCGGCCTCGGTGCGGACGAGCGAGACGATCTCGCCGGTTTCGGGCAGCACGCATTCCCAGACCTCGGGCGCGAGCAGCACCTGGCCGGCATCGGCGGCGGCACGGTCGAGCGCGTCCCAGGCACGGCGCATGCCCTCGACATGAATGCGGGCATATCCCTCCTGACCGGAGGCGAGCGCGGCGTCGAGCCGATCCTTCTGCTCATCGAACTTCGCGCGGAGCGGGTCGGAGACCAGGAGCCGGAGCCTGCCGACGCCCCACTTCCGCTCCATGGCGATGGCGACCTGGTCGAGACCATCGACCATCGCCTGGATCCGATACCTCGCCGGCGCCATGGGATCGGTGGTCGGGTCGAGGGTGCCGACCTTGCGCTGGGGGAGACGGCTCATGGCCGGCCCCGTGGCGCGCTGACCGGTTGCTCCGGTCGAGCGCCGAGCCTCCCCTCCTTGGACCGAGACTTCCGGGGCGCAGCAGCGCCGGAAGTCTCAAGGGGGGTATGGGGGGACACTAGGTTCCGTACGACCTCCGGTGCATTTTCAATGACTTGCAAGCCAACCTCCGTTCACTTCCGGCGACCTCCGGCTCAACGATTTCAAGGACTTCCACATCGACTTCCGTAACCTCCGGAACGCCAAAACCGGGTTTAGGCGGATCAGCCGGGCCACCTCAGAACCCGGAGCCCCCTGGCCTTGCTGTCGGTGTCGTAGACCTCGGTTGCGACCATTCCGTTGACGATCCAGTCGCTGAGCAGGCGCCGCGCGGCTTTGGCGCTGAAGCCATGCTGCTGAACCATGAGCGGCACGACGTAGCGCGGGCTCTGCGCCGAGCCGCTCAACGGATTGCCCTCGCGCCAGCGCTCGTCGATCTCGCGCAGGATCGCGGTCGCCAACCCGACCGTCAGCGGGTCGTCTGCCTTCTCGAAGCTGTGAGGCAGGAGCACGCCCACCTCCTCGCCGATGAGGCCGTAGGGCATGGTGACGCCCTCGCGCTTGAACCAGAGAGCGCCGCTCGGTGGTGCCAGCTTTCCCTTGGCGTCGTCGAGCCGGATGAATTTCTTCCGGTCGGCGTCCACGACACCGAGCGTCTCGGCATCGCTGTCGCCCATGTCGGCGAGGGTGAACACGAAGTGCGCATCGCCGACGATGGCGCCGCCGCCGCGGACGGCGAAGATGTCGCCCGCCTGATGAGCGCCTCCAGCCGGCGGCTTCCGGGTATGGTGGACGAGGTGGAGCGCGCAGTTGGCGTCGACGCAGATCGATCGCAGCGCCATCATGACCTGTTCGATCTCCTCGTTCTGGTTCTCCGATACGCGGTGGACCTGGACGAAGGGGTCGACGACGAGCAGATCGATCCCGGCACCGCGGAGGAATAGCGCCAACTCCTGGGCTCGCGGCGCGATCACGACGGTGTCGTTCTCGCCGCGGTTGGCGACGATGAACTTTTCGGCATCGATGCCGCTGTGGAGGTAGAGCGTCTCGGCGATCGAGGGAAACGGCACCTCGAACCGAACGCAGGTAGCCTCGATGCGTCGTTCGAGCTCGTCGCTCGTCTCTTCGTTGTTGATGACCGCGACCTTGCGTACCCGGTCGATGCCGAAGCCGAGAAAGTCCCGGCCGCTGGCCAGCGACACGGCTTCCTCGATGGTGAGCGTGGACTTGCCGACGCCGGGCGCAGCGGCGGTGACGGTCGTATGCCGGCGCATCAGCCGATGGCGGACGAGCCAATCGCGCGGCGGCCGCTTGGTCGGATCCAGGAGGCCGACCGGACGCAGAATGAACGCAGTAAGCTGTTGGCTGTCGACCTCAATACCGGGCTCCGGCTTTCCCCACTTGGCTCGCCCGCCCGCGATCATCTGCCCGACGTCGCGCCGGGTGTCCGCGACCGTGTAGCCCGGCAGCGTCATCGCCTCGGCGGCGGTCTGTATCTCGGCATTGGACCAGCCGCGGGCGATCCAGTGGCCGACGAGCCGCAGCATGTTGTCGTGCCAGCGATCGCCGGCGCGGATGCGGGCGATGCAGTCGTCGACCGAGAGACTGGAGGTGCCGATGTTCAGTGTGGCCGACCGAGCAATGGTCGGCGTCGTAGTCGAAGGAGACGAGGCGTTTGCGCTCGTGCGCTGTCCTGACGTGTCGGCCATTTGCTCGGACAGCGATGGCTGTGCGTGCGGCGACGCTTTTGCCATTTGCTCCGGCATATATGCCTTGGGCCGGGCGTCGCTGAAGTCCCTGGATTCAGTGCGCTCGACAACGCGGCCGTCTTTGGTGGGCCAGGCGATGGAACCGCCAAGGCGCAGCACGCGGCTCGGATTGACGACCGACGGATCGCCGCCGAGTGCCTGGGCGAGGGCGCTGTTCTGCGCGCGACAAATGTCGGGATCGCGCTGCGGCTCGCTCAACCGCCAATACAACTG